CTATAAGATGGATGCCGGAGAGATCTATCTGGATGGAGAAAAAATTGATATTAATGTAGTAGATGAATTGGACATGATTTCAAGAGAACGAAAAATATTCAATGAGCTTGAGAAATTACATGAGAAAAGAAATAAAAGTGATAGTATTAGCGAAAGAACTAGGTTGTCTAAAAAAGAAGAGTTGTTACGTGACGAGATTGATAAAATGTATGATTTAGATGAATGGACAGGAGAGAATATGTAAATGGGAGATGAAATTGTTAAAATTCTAAATGCTTTATGTGAGAAGTTCGGAATTGTAATGAATTGGTCTTCTCAGAATGTTGTTCCTTATATTCAATTATTGAGTAAACGATGTGTCAATTATGAAATTGGAACAAGTATCATGTGGTTGGTAATTGGTGTAGTTATGTTGTATACATCATATTGGTTGTTTAAAAATGTGTGTCTTGGTAAAGAACCAGAGGGTATTTTTGATTTTGATGAATGGGATACTATACAAATTATATCGTGGATTACCGCATTTATATTTGTATTATTTGCACCATTTATTATTGGTAAACAGATATATGATATTATCACTTGCTTTACTTTTCCAGAAAAGATTATATTCAATCAGATAACAAATATATATAAATCTCTAAAATAAAAAGAGCGAATATATAAATGAAGGTGGTATTAACCACCTCTGGCGGATTAGTGTAACGGTTTAGCACACTAGAGTTTGATTCTAGGAATATTGGTTCAAATCCAGTATCCGCTGCTTGTCCCAATTGTTTAGCTGCAAGGTTGGGACAGAACAAAATGTTTCGTTTTCATTTTGTTTCACCTCCTAAGTATATAGGCTGTTTATTGGTGTAATAGGAAGCACAGTGGTAGACCCACAAACCTTGGTTCGAGTCCAAGATAAACAATTTTATGGATCGTTAGCTCAGTTGGTTAGAGTAGTCGGCTCATAACCGATCGGTCATAGGTTCAAGTCCTATACGATCCATTATTAAAAAAAAAGGAGAATAAGATGTGAAAGAAGTAAAACATTATATTTGCGAAATCTGTGGAATAGAATATCATGACAAACAGAAGTGTCAAGAATGTGAGAAAAATCATAAACAGATTAAGAAAATTATTTCTACAAAATATCAAAGTTTATCTATGAATGTAAAAGGATACCCTGTTTCAATTACTGTGGAGATGGATGACGGAAAAGAGCTTACATTCAAACGATAAAGATTTGTTAAGAAGGGAGAATATATAGATGAAAGAGTTTATAAATACCCAAGATAATTCTCAGATTGCTCAAGTGATCATTGTAGAAAAACGGCGATGTATACGTGATAATTCATTCATGATTGTAGAAGACAATGTTTTACTTGATTCAATTGATGTTAAAAGTATAGATGAAAAAACTGGTAAAACATATGAGGTGGATTTCTCATTTAATTTTTTTATTAATGAGTTTGGAGAACGTTATCATCCGATAATTCATATAAAAACAAATTCTGTATCTGATACAAAATATCTCATTAAATATAAATATCTCACAGATAGATTTACATATATTGTCAAACCAGATGATTACATGAAATGTATTAGTTAAACTAAACTAGCATTTCATCTAATTATATAAAATAATACATATTAAAAGGAGAGAAAACATTATGAACAGAGTAGAAAAAATGAATAAGGGAAGAGAAGTTGGAAAGGTATATGAGTACAAGAAGAATCCATATAAAACGGGTACAGTTGAGTATACTCATGAAGCAGCGGATAGAGCTGGTAAGAATGTATCTCATAAACTTCCTGTAGCTGAGTGGAAGAGTATTATGGCTAAACTTAAAAACGAACTGAGTAAGCAGGAAATTGCAGCTAAAAAAGCTGATAGAAAAGAAGCCAGATGTTAAATAGGAGAATATACATATGAGTAAATTAAAAAACAATAAAACTTCTGGTTGTTTATACGCTATTGTATATTTATTGGTTACAGTCTTATGTACAGGTATTTATTGGGGAATTACCTGTGGAGTAATTAAGTTGATTTGCATGTGTTTTGGACTAAAATTTAAATGGTTGATGGCGACTGGAGTTTGGCTTATTATTTTACTTCTAAGATTTTGGTTCAAAAGTGATAACAACAAATGATTCAAGGGGAGAATATAAATATGAGAACGAAATTACTTGGTAAGAATATCAAAAGAAAATGGTTTGTAGAAACTCACGTTGTTAATAAAGAAGCTGGTGAATGTGATGATAAAGTAACGTATACATTTGATGGTGTTCCAGAATTAAAAAATGATGAAACTTGTACTAATGAAGTTTTTATGGAATACAAAGGTGAACCATGTTTTAATCATAAAAAATGGAGTAGCTTAGTTGATATTATGAATATTTCAATGTCTGATTTAATTGGTCAAATGAATATTTCGGAAAATGAAACAGTGAATGTTTTTGATAAGATTTTCAGAGCTGATGAGGGTGACTATTGGTTATATACAGATAAAATTCTTTCCGAAGAAGATCAGAATAAATCAGAATTAGAAAAGAATTATCAGCATTGGATAAGCATTTTCAACAGAACAATGATTGAACAGGATAAAAAGTTAAAAGATCGTTGTGATTTATATAATCTTAATTATGAAAAGACAGACTCAGTTAAACTTTTTAAGGAAGTATATGGTTGTGAGAATGTTGAAATCAAGGATGGAAAACTTGTAAAAGATAACAAAGCGACACATATGGTATCAATGTTTGTAAATGGAGAAACAATAAGAATTCCAGCTAGTCTCAAATGAGAGAATATATAAGTGAGATTAATACAAATCATTTTATATAGAATTTCAATCCAATATGGATTGTTGATATAAATATTAAAAAGTAAAGGAGAATAAAATTATGAACAAGAAAACTAAGAGAGTAACAACACAGATTCACACAAGAAAATTAGACAGAAGTGCAGCAAGAAATCATATGAAGCAGAGAGGTATTACAGGAATTAATAAAAAGACTGCTGGTGAGAGTTTCTTTTCAAGAGCATGGAGAGAATATATTGAGAATTAAAAACAGGATTTCGAATTTTATCAAAAAGGTTAAAATGTCTGATGAAAAATTTCATGAGATGGAATTAGAGTCTAAATTTTATAAACGTATGATGAATGCGTTTTCTTATCAAGTCGATAGAAATACTAATGAATGCAGAGATAAACATGGTAATGTGCTTTGGAAATATATTGAGTCAGAAGATAGAAAACTTGATATAGATATTCCAAAACTTATTAAAGGTGCTGGTCTTTCTATCGATAAAGATAAAATCAAAATTAATATAAAAATGTGATATAAAAATCAAGTCTAATACATATCTGTAATATTCTTTGGTTCATCACTATCTAAAGTGATTTCATATAGATCCTAAAAGTTTTAAATAATATTCCCTTAATTTTCGCTTGTTAAAGCGTTCATATAGATTGTTTTATTTAAACAATATTTACATAAATTTATTTTAATCAAAAAAGGAGAAAATTTAAGATGAAAGAATTAATCAACAGAGTAACAATCACAGGACAGCTAGTAAAAAATGCACTTGAAGAAAGAACTACGAAAGCAGGAGATGAAGTGATTAGCGGTTCTTTGACATTGAGAACAGCAGATAATAGTGAGCATGATGTAAATTTCTTTGCTTTTAAATATAAGAAAGATGAAAATAAAAATTTTACATCAGAAGAAAGTTTCTTCTATAAAGAATATAAGGATGCTATTGAAAATCTTGTAGATATGGAGCATTGCAAGGAAGAAGGTCAAACTCCAGATATCATTTCTATTACAGATGGATCATTTACCGTAAATGACTTCAAAGGTTCTAATGGTAATGTAGTAACAACCAATAGAATTTCTGCTAGATTTATCAATCGAGTAGAACCGAAAGATTATGATAACACGATTCTCGAATCAAAATTTGAAGTAGAAGGAATTATTGAAAAGATTACCGATGAGATTGTAAAAGATGTTCCAACAGGAAACCTTGTTGTAACAATGAACGCTATTGCTCAGAGAGCAGATGGTTTTGGTAAAGATGCCAAATATGAGGCTGATTCACTTGTTCCGATTGAAATGAAAGTTGATAAGTCTATGGCAGAAGGATTCAGAAGTGCCGGATATTATGAGGGATGTTTTACTAAGCTTACAGGTGTAGTCATCAATACTGCTGAGATTCAGGAGGTGGTTGAAAAAGCTGCATTTGGTCCAGATATTAAAAAGACAGTCAAAGTACCCATTAGAAAAAATGAAGTAAAGTCTGGTATTGCTCCTACGACAGTATTCGAGCACGATCTTTCTCAGGAAATTGTAGAAGCTCTAAAAGCTAAGAGACGCGCAAAATTGGAAGAGGTTAAAGCTGGCACAGCAACTTCTTCTCAGACAGCAGAAGGTTTTCAAAAACAGTCAACTCCGCCAACAACACCTGTAACAAATTATAATCCGTTTGCTAGATAGAAATAGATAAAAACTCTACTCAGATTTGATCTGAGTAGAGAATATAAATGTAAGAAATAAAATACATAAAGGAGATATTTAACAAATGTATACTAACTTATTAGATTTAAAACCAAATAATGTATCTGTTGATCTTACTCAGTATTCTATGGTGTGGATGGGCGATACTGGTGTAGGAAAAACAACTACTCTTATGAGATTTCTAAAAGAATTATATCCAGATAAAGAACCTCTCTTTCTTGAGTTTGAAGATAGATTCCAGAACATTCCGGGAATTATGGCTGTAAAAATTAATTCTATGTCAGATTTAAAATCTATTATTGGTCAGTTAAAAAATCCAGAATTAAAGGAACGTTTCTCTTGTATTGTTCTTGATACGCTGGACAAATATGATGAATTTTGCGAAAGATATGTTCTTGAAAATAGAGATGCTGAGATTCTTAAAGATGTTGGAGCATATGGTGAAGGTACGCTTCGTTTTAAGAGTGCTTTAAGAAATATTGGAG